ATAAAGAAATTAACCACATTAAAAACTCTAAATGTTAATGATGTTCTTATATCTTTACCAACCGATTTTATTTTACATGTCATTAAATGAAGATGTTCTTTCTCCATTAAATTAATGTTGTCTTGGATGTTACTTTCGTTTACTAAAACCGTATCGGCATCCATAAACAAAACATATTTTGTTTTTACTAATGACCCACCGAAGTTCCTTGCGAATCCTACTTTACCACCATTAACCATTTCTATCTTGATGGTGTCTTTGTATGTTTCTCTAAGATTTATTATCTTTACTCTTGTCTTGTCTTTACTAAATGCGTCAGCAATTATCACTCTCGTTCCTTGTATACCATATTGTTTAACTATTGTTAGTATGGTTCTCTCTATGTAATTCTCTTCATTGTAACTTGGAATTACAATTGTTAATTTATCCTTTATGTTCATATATTTTATATTCTCCGTTATTGTATATTAAATAACTATTGTTTTCAATCCAATCCCCTGTGTTCAAATATCTAACATCCTCTATCATTCTATCTTCAGGATGATGTATGTGTCCACAAATAACCGTTTTGCATTTATGTTTCTTCGCCTGTCTAGTTAATTCAACTTCAAATTGTGTTATGAATTTAACTGCCTCCTTAACTTTGTTCTTTAGAAATTTAGATAAGGACCTTTTATAACCTAATCTTTTTAAAAATCTGTCTATTGATATTGCGAAATCATATCCAACAGAACCAAGAACTCCCAACCATTTTAATTTAACAACCCCATCATATAAATCACCATGAGTTATGAAAGTATCTTTCCAAACATACTCATTATGAACTTCTATATTACCAAATGAGAACTCACCATATTCTCGTAAGAAGTCATCGTGATTACCTGGAATGTAAATTACCTTACAACCATTTTTAGAATGTGACATTATTTTTCTCAACACATTTGTGTGAGATTGTGGCCACCTAAATCTCCTTTTTAATAACCAACCATCTATTATGTCACCAACTAAGAATAGATATTGTGGGTTATATTTTTTTAGTACTTCAAGTACCTTATCCGCATTGGAACCTTTGGAACCAAGGTGAACATCACTAATAAATAAAGCTTCTATTTTCATGTTCATAAATATCACCTTGGTCTCTCCCATAGATTAACAAATTGATACTTTTAAGAGATTAAAAACACTTCCTTTTGGGATTTACCGTGGAATTCTGTCCTATATAAATGACAATATATTTCAGACTTTCTTAGACTTCTAAGTTTTTTTTCCGCCTGTTCAAGCGTCTCACATTCAACAGTTTCTGAACCGATTTCAATGTGATATTTTATGTTTATTTTTATTTCCATAATACAAATATAATGAATTTAATTAAGATATCAAAAAAAAGTCCCTATAAATAGGGACCTTATATTAACCTTCTTTTTTATCAAATAAATTGTACTTGTCAGGACCTATCATGTCCTGTATGGTATGAATTGGTTTTAACTCGTCCATATTTCTTCTACCTGTAATATGTCTATGTATCCTTTCAATGTCATCATGAGTGACATCGTGGTCATCATAATCACGTTCCCATTCTGAAGGACTGTCCCTATGTGTTCTTTCAAAGTTATCACCGGTTGCATCCTCCACTTCCTCCTCAAGGTATTTTTTAATCACCTTTTGGTATTGTTCTTCTGTTATATTAATCTTCATATTGTTTATGTTTGGTATTAATAAATATTACTCTTTGGACAAATCCTCTACCGATTCGATTATAAATCTATCGGTTGGGTATTGACAAACCAACTCATACCCATTTTCTGGAGTACCGTATAAACCTGGTTTCCTAACGTTTTTATGGAACCTAGTTGCACATGTTGAATCGGGGTGAACCGTATCCGCAACTATCGTTATTTCCTTTAATTCGGTACCTACAATTAAAAAACAATTATATCTATTCATATTATTCTGTTATTGTTGTTAAATAATCACCTATTTCGATTGTTAAAGTATCAATACCTCCATCAAACACATACCAAGAATCGTTTATATCTCCTTGATTATACATGTCCCATTCACTCGGTGAAGTTTCTTGTTCTTCTTCCGTTAATGGTTCGCTCCAATCCAAATCATAAAATGATGTGTCACCATCTCTAGTTTCAACCAACTCTAAACCACTAAAATCTTGATGAGTCATTTCTGATATGTTTTTATTTCTAATTAGTTTAACCAATTGAAAAACATCCATTTCAGTTGTTTTGAGTTCACCACTTCTCCAATTAATATCTGCTGTAATTGAATAAGACTTTCCTTCCCATTCGCCATCGATATAAAGTGTTTCACTTAATGATTTTTTACCAAAGGATAATGTGATGGTTAACCCATCTTGATTCATATAATCCTTTAGTTCTCTAATAATTTTAGGATATTGTGTTGGTTTCCTAGCCATAATGTTAGATTTTTATATAACTGATACCTCCTTGAGTTCCCTTCAAAGAGTTACTATATTTTTGTTCGGCGTTCTCTCTTTTAACTAACTTACCATTCTTATGATAAATAGCCCACTTCCATTCTTTGTTGGGTTTATAACCAGGACCTTTCCAATGTGGATGAGCGCCCTTTTCGTACTTCTCTAACTTATCGATAACCGCTTCCAAAACATATTCATCGGATACTTCAAGGTATTTCATACCTGGATATATTTTATCTCGTTTTGGACAATTGTACATTACCGCATAACTACAATCTAAAGACACATCTAAGTCTTCGTTACTCCTTGCACTAATCAATATTGCAAGTTCATCTCCTGTTGTGTCTGGTAATTTCTTAATTGCCTTTGGAAGGAGTTCGATTAGTTTACTGATGTTACCTCTGTATTCTCTTACAGCCTCTTGTCTTGTTTCAAAAATCTTATCTGGTATTCTACCATCTAAAAGTTCTACTTTGTATTGTTTGTCTGTTATCATGATTTGTATAATCTGTTGTTATTGTATAATGCAATTGGATTTTCTTCAGCTAATATTCCATATTCTTTCTTTACATTCTCGTGGATAATGTTTTTATCTTCGTTAATGTACTTAGCTATGATGTTAACAAATGCGTAGTTGGATTCGTCTACTTGGTCTTGTTCGGTTCCGGGAAGTCCACAATAGTATGCTTCACCTACTTCGCTGATAAACATTCCAGAATAAAACCCCGCAAGTTTAAACCCATCCACAAATTTGTCAGCATTACACCAAATAAAGACATTGTTGTCCTTTTCTTTTAAAATTGGTACCATTGATTGGTCGATAATATAACCGTTGTCTTTACCGTTTATAATGAATTGGCCGACATGGAACAAACCAGCTGGTGAGCCGTGACCCATCATCATGATTCTATCATGTTCTCTCATTAATGTCATGAGTTCGGATTTATTAATCCCTCCTGTTATTAATGTTTGATTTGGGATGTCTTTATAGACAATATCCAAAAAAAATGTACTTTCATCCTGTGGATGGATTATCAAAGTTTTCACTAATATATTCTGTTTTTAATTTCATCGAAGATTCCATCGGCAACACCTTTGTAATCTCCGTAATTTCTATATCTATCATGAAATGCCCCAACCGCGTGCATAATACTTGTATGGTCTCTATCACACATTTCACCAATAAATTTAAGTGAATGTCCAAATTCCTTTCTCATCACGGCAATAAACATAAAACGAGCATCAATCACCTCTCTTTTTCTTGAACGGGATAAGATGTCATCCATATTAACACAACAGTTTTTAGCAACTATTGATAATATTTCTTCTTTACTAATTCTGTCTCTTTTGAATTTTCTTGTCTTTAGAAATTCTTCCTTATGTTTTAAACCTGGGAAGATGTAATGACTAATGGTTGTTTCTAACATATGTTAATGGTTTATTAAACAAATATACCATTATAGTTTGAATATACCAAATTTTTTAACTAGAAGTTTCCGAATAAAAACATGTAAACCACCTCAGGGATTTGAGTGCAGACTCTTTTTTCATCGTTTTGGTCCCTACATTCAATATATGGTAAATTTTTAATATATTTCTTCATATATTGAGGAGCGGATTGTAATCGTTTAACTATAACTTCTCTAGAATATAGTTTATCTTGTTGATAATACTCTAAAAGTACTTTCTTATATTGAGATTCGTTTATAATTAATTTCATTTTTATTTAAATTTATCGAATTCTTTAAAGATATTAGAACCTCCCTTTAGGATTAGATAACCAATACCAAAAACGATTACCAACAATAGGAGCATAATGAATGTATGGTATACAAAACCATACAATAAAAACAAAGTGATAAGAATACCAACTGTCCATTTTGTTATTTTACCTTTCATAGGTTATTCCCAATTTATTACATATCTTTTATATGTTCCTATTGTACTATTCAATAGGGTAACTCTGTAACCATATGTTCCGGTTAAAATACCAACCGCAGTTGAATCGATAAAGGGTTCCTCCATAACAATTGAGTATTGTCCATTTTGAGATGCTCCCGATATTAATGTGTTTACATATGTTAAATTAGTTCTTGCTGTGTCTGCCGTTGTTTTTGCTAAAGATGCACTTACCATTACTTAGTTTTTATGTTTTAATTATTATACTATAAATAGTAAGAAATAAACAAAATAATTTCGTTTTTTTGATTTTCACCCAGTATTTATCTAGTATACTAGCACTAGAAGCAAAACCAGATATCTAGAAAAGCATTAATACTAGTAAATACTGGGTGTTTTCAATCTATAATATCGTTATTTCCATTATCTTATCTCCTTGTTGGATTGAATCTATTACATCCAAACCTTCAACTACTTTACCAAAACAGGTATGATTTCTGTCAAGATGTGATGTATTGTTGCGACTATGACAAATAAAGAACTGTGATCCACCCGTGTTTCTTCCTGCGTGTGCCATAGATAAAACACCCCTGTCATGGTATTGTTTATCCGCATCAACTTCACATGGAATATTGTAACCTGGACCACCTGAACCATTCCCAATTGGGCATCCACCTTGGATAACAAAATCAGGAAGTACTCTATGGAAATTCAATCCATTATAAAATCCTTTATCGATTAAATCTTTAAAGTTATTAACTGTTAACGGGGTTTCGTTATCATATAACTCAGCTATCATTTGCCCCTTTGCTGTTGAAATTCTTACTTTGCTCATTTTTGTTTATTTTGTTTATCTTTTATCAAAATATATGTAAACCATATTGATGCAATCAACACTATGGTAACATACATTATTGTTTGTTTAACGTACATTATAGTGATATTGATTGACTCACAGGTCCTTCCCAACTACCTCTCTCAACCTCAATGCTTGGTTCTTCCTGTGATGGTTCAACCATATCTTCTTCACTTCTTTCTAATGCTCTACCAATTCTTCTAGTTCTTGTTTCTGCAATTGTTTCCACAGGTTGACTATGATAATTAAAATCATATGTGGTACTAAGTCCTTGTTTTTTTAATAACTTATCTTCTTTATTTCTTTCATCATCACTCAACAAAAAACGATTGGTCTTAGCACCTTTACTTTTTGATTCCTCACGAATTATTAATCTTATATCATCCGTAATTTCAGCATCTAATGAATCAATTCTTTTATCCTTTTGGTCCCAAAATGAAAACTCAGGATCATTCTTATCTAATGAATAAAAACTTGCAACTTTATAACCTGTTTTTTTATTTATACAATAAATTAAAACACCCTTACTTGCAAATTTAATATAATATTCTGGATTGTTTTCTTGTGTTGTACACCATTTGGTGTTGGCTCCGTACTTCTTTGATGATATATATGTCAATGGTCTAACTAATAACCACTCATCATTATCAAGAACAATCTTTACTTGTTTTTCTAAGTTTTTTGTTTCTGCAATCATCTCAGCTAAACTTAATTCTTTTAATATTTCATCAAAAGAATTGTACTTGGACACATCATTTTGTTTAATGATTCCTCTTTCATTATATTCACAAAATTTTTGGAATGATTGTAAATCCGCAACATTAAACATAGAGTCAATAAGTCTATGGAAAAAGACTATCTGTAATTTTGGAATTGTATCGAGTTTTTCTTTGTTAAAACCAAATTGGTCAATAAAGTATTCCTTTATCTCTTCCACATGTTCATTAAAGTCTTTAGTTTTTTTCATTACTCTAATCAAAGTTTCGGTATACTTTGATTTCTCATCTGGACTAAACAAAGAAAACAATTCAAATATGTTTACATTATTTTCCGCATTAGATTTTAAATCTCTTAATCTTGACATTTTATATACATTTTTATAAAATATAAATAAACTATTTCATAAAAACAAAAAAAATATCCAATATTTCTATTGGATATAAATAAATTTTTTACTGTTATATTCTTTAAGTGCTTTAAACTCTGATTTCCATTCGTTTACAACATTTATTGCCGATTGTTCGTCTAAGTAAACGTTATCATTAGATACCCACTCTTTAAACCAATTTCCATTGTGTTGTTTCTTCATTGGTATAAAGATTTCTTTACCGTCTGTGGTTTTTCGAACCATAATACGATACTTCTCTCTTGCAAAACTCTGTAATGTTACCACTCCCAATAACATTACCAATATAGTTAACTTTTTCATTTTCTTTTTAATACCATTAGTTAAATTTTTCATCTTTACCAACAGCGTCGTGCTGTTTTACTAATTTGTTTATTTCACTCTCAATCTTAATTTCTAATTCCGTTTCCAAACTTTTGTCATTCCACTTAGTTTCAAAATAAATTCTTGCCATGTTAAATTTCAATTTAACTTGGTGGAGTTCAAAACCTGGAATCATAACTAAATCTTCCATTACTTTATCTAAGTAATTGGTTACATCTGGAATATCAAATTCCAATCCATACCAACCTTGAGGTATGTATGGTTTATACTTTTCGTTAAATTCTCTTACTGTCATTAGTATTTGTTTTTTTCTGATTTACCTAAATGTGCACGACCTTTAATGGTCCCGTTGAAATTATCCTCTTCAATTTTTCTATCAACAATCAATGAGGTGCTATTAAGACTTATCATTTCTTGAAGTGTCTTCTTTGCAATTGAACCCGCGTATTTTCTTTTGTGTTTAGTATTATCCGCACCTAACAACGGGGCTTCGAACTCAACTTCCACATCTAATGTAATTGTATATTTGAATAACATAATAATTGTTTTATAATCCTAAAACTTTTAATTGGTCGATTGTATGTTTAGTACTAACATGATGAATACCAATACCTCCATTATCTCTCCATCCTTGGATATTATCTAACCTATCATCAATTAAAATCGATGTTGGTGTTGCAAAATCTTTCTTATGTTTCGCACTTCTTAAAATAAGATGTGTTCCTGGTAACTCTTTATTGACCCAATCGTGTTTCGCAATTCTTGAATCGTTTTGTCTTGATGGTGCCGATAATAATTCTGGACCATACTTCTCAATATATTTCCATAATTGTTTACCATCTTTCATCCACTCAAGTTTAAACCAAAAGTCGTAACCTGCTTTGTTAATTGGGTCCCAAAAATCAGTATCGTCAAAATGTTGCCCCGCAATATCCTTGCCGGTCAATTCTTTATAACCTTTGTCGAAATCAACTAAGACTCCGTCCATGTCGCAATATATCTTATATTTTTCCATAACTCATATTATAAAATTTTTTATAATTATTTCTTGGGATCCCAACCCTTTTTTCTTCGCCACTTTCTCGTAATTATAATCAATATCAATTACGTTCCACTTGTTTACTTTATCCATAAAAGGATTCTCAACACCTTTATGGTTTCTAACATTACTCATTAAGAAACGAACACCATTATTATCTAACATATCTAAAAAATAATATAACATATGTTCGTCGTCCATTGACCAATATGAATTGTAACCAGCTTCGGTTATCATATAAGGTGGGTCAAGATAAACGAAATCACGGGATGTTGGATTAAATTTAAGAAGTAATTCTCTATAACTAAAATTAGTAAATGTAATTTGTTTTTCATGGATAATTCTATAGTACTCTTTCAATTTACTAATAGTGCTATCGTTAATAGTTCTATTACCAAAGGTCTGATTAAATTCAAACTTCTTATTGAACCTCATCATATTATTTGTACAAGATGAAACTAATGAAAAGAAAAGAAATGGGTCTTTTGTTTTGTTAAACTCACTTCTAATTTCATTAAATTTTTCTTTATTTTTATCAATTCTATTTTCAATAACCGTTTCTACTAAATCATCAAAATTATTATATGATTTAATTTCTTTATAAAATTCCACCATTGGTGATATGATATCGTTTGAAACTATCTTATCATAATCACAATTAATGGTGACAGATAATCCTCCCGCAAATACGTCATAAAATGTATCAACATCAGACGGAAAATGCTCCAATAAAATTGGCATTAACTTGTCTTTTGCACCTGTATAATTTAATGGGGATTTGTATATTATCTTTTCCATACACAAATATACTATATTAATTCGAATATACAAAAAAAACCCTCATTTTTTGTGAGGGTTTATATATTAAACTTTTTTTCTTGTCAGAACTTGTCCTGTATCGGCATTAAGAGCGTATAAATAACCGTCTTCACCTTTACCAATTGCAATATTAAGTGGTTTTTCATCACTCATTTCACCTTGTTCGGTTACTTCCGTCTCTTCATGAGCAATACTGTCTGGTTGTCCAATTTCAGATTGTTCGTTTACTATATTACTTACGATATTCTCAATATCACTTTGTGTTATTTTTACAATTTTAGCCATTTTCTTATTTTATATATAAATACTGGTTTATTAGGTTTTTTTCTTGTGTAAACCCTTTTTTTGGTTCATTCTTCTGGTTAACTTACCCATCTTAACCTTATTTTTCTTCTTTTTTTCTGCTTTTGTCATGTAAATAAATACACTATAAAGACAAGAAAGTTGGAAGTTCTAAATCCTTTTCTGAGACCCTTACAAAAAAATCACTTACCCCCCAATCAATATTCAAAGTTGGGTCATTGTATATAATACCACCCTCACTTTCCTTATTATATGGGTTATCAACCTTATATTGAAATATTGCTGTGGTACTCAAAACCGAGAATCCGTGAGCACATCCTTTAGGAACAAATAGTTGGTTATTCAATGACCAACCAAGTTCAACCTTAACCACATTACCATATGTTGGAGAATCTTTTCTGATGTCCACCGCAACGTCCAATACACGACCTTGGGTACACGAAACTAACTTGGCCTGAGCAAAGACACCACTTTGATAATGAAGTCCTCTAATAGTCCCTAAATGAGAATATGACATATTATCCTGAACGAACTCCACATCATAACCCACGTTACTATTGAAAACATCTTTGTTATATGGTACTGAAAAATAACCTCTACTATCCACATACGTATCATATGTAATTAAGTAACAACCATCAATGTCAGTCTTGCTAAATTTCATATTTTATTTATTCGTGTCCACCCAAATCAAATTCATCTTCCCAATCCTTGGTTGTTTTGGGTTTACGTTTTCTTGTTTTTACAAATGGTTCTTCACTTTTAATTCCATCAAATTGTTTTGGATTTGGTTTACCTGTGAATGTAACTTTAACCGCATCCTTTTGCAATTTGTCTAATCTCTCTTCCAACCACGTTAAAGTATTGTTTATTATGGATAATTCCATCCAAACAGCAACCGCACCTGATAAGGTACAAACACCAATTAAGATGATTAATAGTAACAACATATATTATTTGATTTTTTTTCTTTTATTTATTGTCTTCTTTTTGATTTCAACAATTTCATTCATTGGAATGTAGTCAAATTCGGTTTCACCTGGCGGGTGTTTAACGACTTCATAAGATTTAAATAAACTTAAGATTTTAATGAGTAAAGTTTTCATGGGGTAGTGTGTGTTTGTATTAATATAGTTCTTTTTTTTTAAAAAATAAATTCTATCCCACTACATTTTTTAATTCATCAACATGATGGTCATCAACTCCAAGTTCTGAACCAATTGGTCTCTTCTTCATATCATTTATTACCTTTCTTAAATCATACGGTTCAAATTCAAGATTACCATCCATACCAACATCCATTCTACGACCATTGCCAAACTTTTTATTGTTAGGTAAGTGTGTGTGTCCATGAAGATGAATACGTCCTTTATTTAATCCGTTCCACGAGGCAATAGGATAGTGCATACATTCTAACGTTTCACCCAAATAATTTAATTGTAAAAACCATTGGGATGATGCAAAATGTTTTTGACAGTTCTCTCTATTGTTTACAATATGATGGTCGTGGTTCCCAAAAATTAAATGGATTTCTTTACACCATATTCTATTACGTAATTCTTCTATGTTTTCAAACCCACCAAATGACCAGTCACCAAAATGAATTAATACATCATCCTGACCAACAACTTCATTAATGTTATTAACGATTGATGCATTCATCTTATCCAACGTTTCAAATGGGCGTGTTTGTTTCTCAGGTACATCACCATTTGGCAATCTCCAATTAGTTACTCCACGACATATGTTTGTGTGTGAGTAGTGTGTGTCCGAAGTCACCCATACTTTTCTATCGTTATCAATCTTTAACATTAATGAAAAAATTTAAAGTCTTTTGTTTTATTTGGTTTTCTGTTTGGTGGTTCTACTCGTGATATCGGTGGTGGAGGTGGAATGGACCTAAACCAAGTAGGGATTCTTTGTCTATTGATTTCCCCCATTGTCCGAAACCATCCTATATGTCTATCATTACTTTCTTTCTCTTTCTTACGTTTTTGTTTTATGATTCTTTCCTCATCATCCCCAATTAACAATGCCAATATTGGTCCCAATATTATTGCACCTATTATGATATCCAAACCTAATGTCCAACGTTTACTATGATAGACCATAACATATGTGGCAGACACCATCCAAAAAAATACTAAAACAAAAATTAACTCGTTACTCATATTAACAAAATTCAGTTGCTGAACTTACACGAAGTCCATCGATTATTAAATCATCATACTTGGGGTCATCAAAAAACGAACCAACACCTTTAGCTCTTTCCTTTTTTCGATATTCACGATTAACAACTAACCCATCAGGTTTACCCCATTCAAGTGCCATGGTAATAAACTCTTCTACTTTTTGTTCTTCACCATACTCATCAACAACTCTACCAGAACGAATAAAGGATAGTAATTCTTCTTTATTGGTATAGTACTTGTCTTTGTGAAAATTCCAACAGAACTTCCATCCCATACTTCGTTTACCTAAATGAATATTAGTTCCTTCAATGAACATTTCCCAAGGTGAGAACCATTCCCAATCTTTAGTTGGTGAAATATATTTCATCCCTCTTTCAAGGTTTTCAACAGACATATCCATTGATGTAACTTGTTGAATTAGAATCTGTTGTCTCTTCAACATCTCTTCGTGTGTTGGTATAAAATAATAGTTAGTTCCCATCGTGAGTTAGTTTATACACAAAGATAGGTATTATTTTGGATATCACAAAATATTTTAAATAAGTTTTCTAACTATTTTTGGTGTAAAGTCAACAGTAGTTACATTACCTTGTACTTTATTTTTAGCAAATGGTGCAATTGCTTGTAACATTGCAACGTGTTTATCCTCGGAGTCAGGTACTTTAACTCTTGGTTTACTTTCTTCTTTTCTAAATTCGTATAAATCACTCATTAATATTTCTTTACTTATATATACAAGTATACATTATTATTCTTATTAAAAAAAGCCATAAAAAAAATCCCCCAAATTTCTTTGGGGGACTAACTGAAACACTAGTGTGTCGGTCCATGAATACTGTCCATGGAGAGGTTCGTTATTTTTCCATTTCACCAATAATGTTCTGAACAATTCTGTTTAAATCAGATTCACTCAATTTCATTGTTTTGGTTACATCTTTTCTTGTTTTTAAAATTCTACTCTCTAAACTCTTTATTGGATTAAACTCCATAATTTGTTTCTTTACACCTTCTAGTGCCACAACAAATGCTTTTCTAATTTTAGGATGGTCTAATACATCTCTTAATGGTTGACCATTAGATACTAACACATTTTCTAACAAAGGAGTCTCAGCACTTGAATAAAAGTCTTTGTCGGGGTATAAACCACGTCCTGTCCATTCTTCTCTTAATTTCTCACCCAATTCAGTCTCAACCATAATTTGCCAAGTATATGTTTGACCACCACCATCAATTGTTGATGTTTCACCAGTTATACTTAATTTTGTTTCAACCACATAATCTTTATCTAATAATTGGTATCCACCTCTTTCCATTTTATGAATTGGTGTTAATGGATTCCTTTTAAAATCGGGGTTTCTTTCGGCCTCTTTTTCTTGTTTTCTTGTTATTGACCAATTTGCCGTTTTTTGATTAAATAGACGAGCCATGGATTCACCCTTTCTAACTTCAAACTCTCTACTATCAGGGTCGATTGCTTGTAAATCTAATAATTCTTCGGCATTTTCTGAAAATTCATCAAATGTATGAAACGTATAAATGTTTACAGATGTCCAAACAAATAAATCATTTTCTTTTTTTGAATAACGATTAATGTGTCTTTTTTGTACTGCTTCCTCATTACCTGACCATACAATTGGTTGATATCCTGATAAGAACATTTTATTATTTACCTCAGGAGTAACCAAATGGTCATGAATAACTTGATTCATTCCTCTTAATAACATTTGTCTTGAACTCGCAGGACCAGATCTTTGTGGTACAAAATCTTCGGGTTTGGTTAACATGTCAACACCCGTTGCGTCTTTTAAATTTCTCCATACCTTGTCCGTTAATTTTTGTGGGTTGTTTGGTTTTGAAACCGAATGTCCTAATTTAACGAAGTCAACGAATTTGACATCAACTTTGTATTTAGAAATACCATCTTTATCTTTAGAAAACATTTCTTCAAGTTGTTCTTTAAACTCTTTTAAATCCTGTACACTAACATACTCTTCAGATGTTTGGTTTGGTTTTAATAATATAAATAAAACTCCTTCTCCCTCTTTTTGATTTGGGTTTAAAAGAAGGGCATCTGGTAATCTTTTTGTCTCCTTTTTACCTTTATGATACTCACCATATTTCTCGGCGTTAGGATGAAATAGATTTATTAATCTAGATGGTTTACCTGTTAGGGCACCTCTTTCTTTTCTGATTCCTTGTAATTTCTTTTCCTGTGCTAATTCATCAATTTCATGTTCTGATTCATTGATGATAAACAAAAGGTCTTTCTTTGATATTTCTTTCATTTGATTAAATATTTCTTATATCTATATAAATACTCTGATTATTACAATTGGAACCTGATATAAGATTAATCAACTTTCATCTCTCTGTTTAAATGACACGCAATGTGGTCAGTTCCAGAAAGATAATCATAATCTATATTTGAAGTGTCCTCACCACAAAGTGAACACACCCACGAATTCTTAGTTGTTGGTTCAATATTATACATGGAATAGTAATGTTCCCTTACTTTTGACCCCAATTCCATATCGTTTGGGTATCTATTAATGTAATTTTTGGGGATTGTAATCTGTTCTCTACTAGATGAGTCACCTTTTAGGTAACATTCGACACATAATTGTCCAGCTCCTTCAATGTAACCAGTTCTAAAATCAACGTGTGTGTTAATGTCTGTAGTGGTTTCTTTACCACATAAAATACAAATTTCGTTTGGCATAATAATAAGTTTAGAATATAAATCTAAACATATTATTTGATATATCCAAAAAAATCTTGGTAAAATTATACTAAACTAGCAACATTTGGGTTTGCACCAGAATTGTAACTTGCCACTACCTTCCCAACCAAGTCACCCGTTCCCCAAGTTTTTAAAGATTCACATCTAGCGATGTTTGATGCTCCAATATCGTCTTTAAGTCCATTAACGATACAATTATAATATCCGTTTTTCAATGTTTTGATAGTTGCAACCATACCATCTTCCAACGATACATAGTTTCTAACACCCACACTATTCATTTTGGTTGAACCTGGCATGTTCCATGTTGTATTGAATGGATTATACTTTCCTCCATTACCCTCCGCTTGTCTCCAAGCATACATGAACTTCATATTCTCATCACTTACAGGTGCACCTAAGGATTCTAATAATTTCATATAGAAATTCTTATCGGTTAAACCTGCCAATTCAATCTTGTTGATATGTTTTTTTAAATCTTCTGAGGTCACTCCTTTTTGTTCTAATGAATCAACTAATGATTTTAAAAACTCAGGTGTTGCTTTAGCCATCGATTCGGATGGTGCTGAACCACTAACTCCTTGAGTATTAGATACATGTAAATGATTAAAGTGATTACCTCCTGTATTTGTTTGCCATAATACGGCCTTTTGATTACCGCCTTCAGCATTTAATGAGTAACCCATATTAACTAACTCACTCTTTAAACTATTACCTAACTCTCTGAATTGTGAATTACCATTAATTTCGTTTGATGCTCCACCTGCGTTAACACCATTTAATATCGCAATATCGACAGCGGTATTTGTAGAATGTCTACTTTCTTTTCCACCTATGGTTAAGTTTGGGTGTCCCGATTTTACGGTTGTGATTGTAACAACCACATTTGCTTTAGATGCTGCAGCCTGTAAATCGTCTAATAACGCTTGATTTACTTGGTCATATTGAGTTCCGTCTTTGTCAAATTTTACATTGGAATAACTTGTGTCATTCAATTGAACGAAAGCCTCGTTAACCTCATCTTTAATTCCTTTATCTGTTTTGTATTTCTTAACCGCTGAAGCCGTCTCAGGTCCAAATAAACCATCAACTCCATGAGATGGTAATTCATATCCAAGTAAAATCAAACCAATTTGCATTGATTCAACTTGAGCTTGATAGGTCATCGACCCGCGTTGTTGTTGAGATAAACCACCAGCAGCAATTGCATCGTCTAAATTCTTATAAAATTCTTTAACATTGTCACCAACTTCGTCCGCTTTTTTAGGATCCTTACCTATAATATCGTCCCTTTTTAGACCTACTTTCTTTAAAACTTTAGATAAAAACCCATTATCTTCCTGTTCATTTAGGAAACTCTTACCGTAGGTAAGTTCATGGATTCTTTTTAAATCTTCTTGTAATGACTTCTTCATATCAATATAAATATAAGAGAAATGGACTTTTATCCATTACCAATTTGATTTTTATCGTCCTCATCAAATTCCCCAAATAGATCATTACCCGTATAATCTGGATGATGTTCTTTCATATAATCAATACCGACCACCCATCTCCAAGAGATAAATCCAACGACGAGTATCATTACCCCAAATACAATTACGTACCCCATATTATTTATTTTTTTTATTATGTGCTTTAGGTTTACCATTTTCATCTAATAGAACGAAGATGATTTTATCAATTTTTATTATTGATTGTTTTGTATTTTTATTTCTAACATCACAACATAACGTTACCGAAGTTGTACCAAATTTAACTAAATCCATACCAAATTCAATTACATCACCAACCTTTGCTGTGGTAACAAAATCAATCTCGGACATTGCTTTGGTAACAATATTAGAACTACTCAATTGACAAATTGCAAATATTGCCGCTTCCTCATCAATCCATTTTAATAATTGACCACCGAACAATGTTCCTCTTGGATTTAAATCTCCTGGTTTAATCAATTTTCTTGTTCTATATATCATTTTAAATAACTTATAATACTTTCTTTAATTCCTGTTTGTTTAATACCTTCCCTACCTTTTGGTGTTAATACAAAATTAGTTAACCCCCAATCCATTTCCATATCACCCCATGTTTCATTTGTTTGGGGAATACCCATATTCAAATCGTCAACAGCAACCCAATGGGTTATTTCAGGATGGTCTTGTAAATATTGTTTAATCTCCAATGAACGAGATTGTTCTAAGTCATATGTTCTTGACCATGGAAAGTTTTGCGGGACTTCACAGTCTTGTAAGAACTTGGTGAATCCAATTGGTTTCTTTTTAAGTCCCTGTGACTCATAATATTCACCCATCTCCTCAACATTGGCCCATCTTTTCCAATCAGATGAGACAACAATATCAGCGTTAGTTTCTTCCAATATTTCATTTAGTATCTTAATTGCTTTCTTATTAAAGTTATCGAATCGTGCTTTAACTGGTAATGATTCTATCGATTGAGATAGTTTTCTACCCGCCTCTCTTTGTTTCTTAAATCGTCCACCCCACTCTGTAGATAAACATATAACACCATCATGGTCAAGAAATATTATCTTCATTGAATTTGTCTTTTATAATGTCGTCTAAACTTGACTCACTTAGGTTAGTTTTTTTTGTACGTGTTTTTTTAAATGGTTTCATTATCTCTTTTCTTTTTCTATCCTTCAACAACATTAATTGTTGATACGCAATAACCATTTGTTTACACTCCTCTTCAGAATACTCTGTAGTTATTTTATAAAATTTACCATCCGTACCATCCAATTCATAGTGAATGTTTTTTTCATTAACCATGTATGGTCTGTTATAACAAACACTATTTGTTGTATCAATTGTACCAACATATCCGATATGTTTTATAGTTCCCTTATTAATACTTCCAAATCTTGTAAAATGAATGTACTTATCTCCCTCTTTAAACATTGGTAAATTTTTTAAAATTCTTTTTAAATTCTTTTTCGTAAACTTTTAATTCTTTGGTGTCTATACCATTGTACAATCCGGTAGACATGAAAGCTTGAATCTCGTCGTCGATAATTTTTTTATCATCAACATAACCCATCTTGATTAGTTTCTTTTTTAACTTCTCGTAATGTGATAATTTAATTTTATCAATTAACTTATTAACTTCTTTCTTATAATCTTTATTTGTAAAATATAAACCATGAGCAATCTCGTGGTCCATAGTTTTTAAATCCTTGCTACTCGCACCAATCAAATACCAATCACATCTTGTTCCATTATTTTTATTTTGTGAATCAATTGCACAATAAAAATAAATGTCATTCATTATCACATCATATTCAGTTTCTTTACAGAATATATGATTGGCTCTTTGCATAACATTACCTGGTATGTTATAACCAGACCAATCGTCAGGATATGTGAAGGTTCTTTTCTTCCACGCCAATTTATAATGTCTCATATATTCCATCCAAGTGAATGGTTTATTTCTAAACTTCTTATACGGTGATTCATAAAACTCTTGATAACGACAGAACAACATCGCTCTATCATAATCATCATCAACGGTCACACAATATATTCTTGGGGACACTTCTTTAACTACACCTTTTACTAAAGGATGTTTAATCTTTTTCATTTGGTACTTTATTAATTTGTCTCATAATATTAATAAATGAAAAAACCGATAAAGTTGCAAATGCGACATACCCAATTATAATTAATATTTCCATATTATTTGTTTTTTAATGATTCTTCATAATATTGTTTACACCTACTACATTGAGAATCACATTTATCTCCACCATCAATCTCAACAGAACAATAAGTGAAACTATCACAACTTTTTAAAATTTCAAAACACAGGTCTTGTGGTATTTTACTTCTCTCATATGCATTTGCTCTACCTTGTGTTCCTGTTTTAGAACCTCTCGGTGCTGCAACGTGACAAGGGTCACCATTCTTACACATCTTACGAGGAATCCATTCATTACTATTTGTCCATATGTCCGTTGGTTTCATTCTCTCATCACCGTATTGACAATATGTAACTGTATTTCTTTTAAGGTCTTGCATAAATGGCATCTTACGAAGAACCCCTCTTGGGTTTTCAATAAACCAATATGTTGGATTGAAATGATTTATAATCTCAATTGTTTTTTTAACTAATTCAATACCTAAACGAGCGGTATCTGTTTTGGGAATGTACGCCCCTTTACCACCAGTCCAATGATGTCCTAAAGCAGCAACACTAAAACCAGTACAAGGTGGTGATGCCCAAATAATATCCGGTTGAAATGGAACTTTGGTAACGTCAAAATCTAAAATACTAATAGCGTAATGAATTCCTTCAAATGGTGTAATGTCAGATGAAAATACTTCCATACCTAAACCCTCGGCAACCTTTCCAACAGATCGACTACCCGCAAACAATTCCAATATTTTCATTAACGTAGATGTTTAAACTTATTAGATAAGTTATTTATAAAATTTTCTTCTTCGATTGATAATAAATCTCTACACTTTGATAAGTGTTGTAAACTATCCCAAAATATTTGGTCGTTTACATTTGGTTTACGAACACCATTACTACTATTTTTGGTATCTTGGTCTGGTTGAATGTAACCATCCTCAATTAAGATTTCAACTAATCTGTCCTTTTCTCTTTTATTACATGAATCAACAAACTCACTTGGGTCGATATCAACTGATGCTTCAAATTCTGGCATATATTTTAATTTTAAATGTTTAATAAAATATAAGAAAAATATACGAGATAAAAAAATTAGAGAGCAAAACTTTCTCCACATCCACAAGTACGTGATGCAGACGGATTGGCCCACGTAAATCCCTTTCCATTTAAACCATCTGAATAATCTAATTCTGTACCAAAAAGATATAATAAAGATTTTCTATCTATGGCGACTTTTAAACCACCTTCAAGTTCAACTATTTCATCTGTTATATCCATAACATCATCGAAGTCCATTTTATATGAAAGACCACTACATCCACCACCAATTACACCAACACGAAGATGATGTGTATCGGGAGTTATTCCTTGATTTACCATTAATTCTACTAAATGGTTTAACGCTTTATCGGATATTGTTATCATTAACTTAAATGTTCTTCAAATTTTATTTCTTCCATACCATTTTTAACACGATAATCATTTATTGCGGATTTAATTGCATCTTCTGCTAAGACACTACAATGTATCTTAACTGGCGGAAGGTTTAACTCCTCAACTAAATCCATGTTATCGATTGTGACTGCCTCATCTAACGATTTACCTTTCAACCATTCAGTTGCGACTGAAGAAGAAGCAATTGCGGAACCACATCCAAAGGTTTTGAACTTAGCATCAATAATGATATTATCAATAACCTCAATCTGTAATCTCATTACATCTCCACACTCGGGTGCTCCAACCAATCCAGTACCTACATTTGATTTGGATTTGTCTAATGTCCCTACGTTTTTAGGATTTGAATAGTGGTCCAAGACCTTATCTGAATATGCCATAATAGTTGTTTATATGATAAATATCAGTCAATTAGTTCGTCTGTTATAATGTTATGGTCATTTAAGATTTCGTGTATCTTTTCAAATACCAATTCCAAAGCATCATATTTGTCAATTTCTTTACCCTCCATTGACCATTCTAAACCTTTTTTGGTGTTATGTACAATGTCCCATAAAGCCATCGCCATATCTAAAGACTTGACCGCTCTTAGATGTGCCATCGCATCTTCAGGGTCACTTAAGTTGTATTCTAACGTCGCTTTTGCCATAAGTCTTTAAGTTTTTTACCTGGTTTAGTTACTTTACCATTATTGTCCATCGTAGGTGCTCGGTAAATTTCATATGCAAACCATAACCCAAAAATAATTAAAACTGAACCTACGATTTGATAATTTGTCATAATTCTACGAATTTAGGTTTAAAAATTTGCCACCATTTTCTTTTCACAATGGGTCTACATTCTGAGAAAGGGTTATCACCAAAAGAAGCTTTATTTAAATATTTTGAAGATAGTACGTTAAAAAATATCTCATGATGTTTTTTTTCTATTTTTGCAAAATCAGCAACAATATCTACTGTTAATGAAATTGGTCCGTCTTCGGTGTACACAACAAACTCCTCACTTAGTTTAATTATTGAACTGGTTTGTATATTAATATAAGATCCATTACCAATGTGAAAGTTTGTATTTTTTTCACTCATGTTACTCTGTTTGTGTTGTTAATATTAATTCAATTTCTTCAACGGCTTCGGGGTTTTTTTCTCTATACATCTCTAAAGCCATTTCATACCTACCCGCTTCGGTAAAATGAATAAAGGATTCATCACGAAGACTATCGGATAATGTTTGTAAACTATTAATTTGTTTTGATGACGACACTTTAAGTTCTTGATAAACTCTGTCCTTCTCAAAATATTCAAACGTCATTATGGTCAAACCTAATAATGTTATCGTTAACCCCGCTCTAAATTTAGTTTCGGTTGTCATTAATCTAAATTTTTAATGTCAGTTAATGTTTTTTCTACGTCTTCTTCCGAAAGATAACCAAGTACGTCATTAGTGATTGGTGTGTCATAAGTAATGTGACCATCCTTACCAAAGACAGCCAATTCATATAAACCATCCTTACCACCATAAGTGTGTTCACCTTTTACAATACTAGCCCCATATCCGTTTGAAAATTGAACTATGCACTGTTGTCCCACCCCCATTGGGTGTTGTTGGAAGTTCAGTTCTTTGAACGACGTTGGGTTCATGTTGTTTAATGGTCTTGTTGTTGCTTCCATCTTTTTGTTTTTTTAAACTTTTTACAAATGCAATTATTTGGAAATTATTCATAATCTATAATTAAATTTCTTCAATGATTCCCAATATTTCTGCCAATACAAATAGTGTGCCTGCGGCGACAAAATATTGTTGGAATAATGCTCCTCCCGCACCAATTCTTAGTATTGACTTAGCAATACTAATTTTGAAATGCCAATTTGATTTTGATTCTTTTGGTTGCATGATATAATATAGTTATTTTTTATGAGATTTCAAAACTTTTTGTGATTCAATATAATTGTCTATAAAATTGATACGTTGGCCAATCCAATACATTACATTGACAGTCATAGAGTTACCAATACCACCTTTAACGGAAGAATAACTTGGTTTTTTACCATCTATTTCAAAATCAAGGTAACCATCAGGAAAACCCTGAAGCCTCTCTAATTCTCTTTCTGTGAAGGTTCTAATACCATGTTTATCAATCCAAAAGTTAGATGTTGATACTTTACCAAATCCATCAACCAATGTTTGAGCATAACATTTAGTTACCGTACCTGCGAGTTTAATTTTTCCGAGAATGTTTGAGGTATACTCATCCCTCTTGATGCGATTCTTCTCTTCAACGCTTTCAAAACATCCTTCTTCAAATAATACGGAGAATGGGATTTTCCAATTGTTTCCGCGATATCCGACAATGAACACTCTTTTGCGTCGTTGGGGAACTCCGAAGTATTGGCTGTCGAAAACCCTATAAGCGATGGAGTATTCTTCCCCTTGGACAACCCCTTGTTTGTCGAGACTTTCTGGTTTGAAGTCAACACCGGTGAAAGAGGAGATGATTTCACATAGGGCTTTTTTGTGTTTGTTTTTAAAAACGCCTTCGACATTTTCCCAAATGAACCATCTTGGTCGTTTTTCTTTAAGAATTCTTCCATACTCAAGGGAGATTCTACCACGGATATCATCCATTCCTTTGTTGAGTCCCGCATCGGAAAAAGATTGACAAGGCGTTCCTCCGACCAATAAGTTGAATTTGATTTTTTTGTAACTTTCATGTGAGTTTAATTTAGTGATGTCTGAAAATAATGGTGTGTTTGGATAATGATGAGATAGCACTTTTTGGGGGAAGGATGCGAAGTCGCAAAGACCAACACATTCCCAATCTAAAGGTGACCAAGCAACGGATGCCGCTTCAATCCCACTACATACTGATAGATATTTCATATTACTTTTGATTAGTGAATGACCAAAATTAATAATAATTTATGAAATACCAAAAATATTTTAGAATATTTTTTTTAACGTTGATTATCAATGAGTTAGGAACTCATATTTTTCTTTTCTCCATTCCAAATTGGAGAACCCCTTCATTCTTTCATTTAACACGTTAATTGCCTCGTTGAATAACTCGGGAACTGCGGTATTTGCTTTACCATATGATTGTACAATATGACCCTTTCTATATTGAATGTTGATTTTTTTTCGATTACAATGTAATGAAACAAAAATGTAAACGGCACCATGTGGGAATTGTTTTGCCATGCAGTTCTTCATTGAATACCCCTCAACTCTATAATCCTCTTCAGATAATAACACCGTCGGTTTAAATGTTTCTCCATTGATGGTGATGTCTTTTTCTAATTCATTAACAACCTCATCTGGTATTGAATACTTAACTTTATATCCTCTTGCAAAGTGTAACTTAATTCCTGACCAAGTCTCCATTAAGTTTTCAAATTCATTATCGTTCTTTGCTTTAAATTTCAATTCAACTTTACGTTCTTCCATTAAGTCTCTTATTGAAAATAATTTATTCAATGAATAAACTAAAGAATCTGACCGTAATGTTTCCTTCTCCCAATTGTTAATCATCTTAACCATGCAACTTTTTTCAGAATCATTTTTTAATGTGTGAAATTTTTTGTTTGGTGGATAATCATAACAATGAAATTCCCATACAATTTGTTTTAAATAATCCAAATAGTTATCTCCAAATAATCTACATATGTATTTTAATGAAGATAGTTGAATTGGTTTATCCCATTTCTTACTTAATTCACCAATAAGGTATTTGGATTTAATTCCGTATGAATCAAGGATTGCAGGTAAAAACTTATTATCATTCTTCTCTAACCATTTCTTTTTTGGGTAATCGTTTTGGATATCGTAATAAATTCCATCGTGGGATTTAATGTTCTTCATATCTAAATGATAATCAACAATTAAATCGTACATTCGATTGATGCTAGATTTTTCGTAATCTTTTATCTTATAAAATTCTGATTTGAATTTAGGTTTTAATATACCAATTAATTCTTTACATATTACATCCTGAGCTCTATGATATTTTACTCCCCAATACCCTATTCTTTTTTCTCCCTTTATAAAACCATTCTCTGTCAAATCAAAGAACAGTTTAAAATCATTCTTTTTGGTTTTAGTTTTGTTTTCAAATAACTTTTCCTTGGTAAGGTTGTCATTTATAATTTTATAACTAACAACAATATCGCCAGATGAAATGTTTAATGTTAAATTGTGTTCGAATGTAATTCTCTTTAATTTACCATAACGAGCATATTCAAAATCAAATACCGAAACATAAATGATATTTGTCCCATCATTGAATAATTTTAAATCACATTGTGATTTTGAATTATGTCTATCGGTCTTTTCTTGGTTGTGTTTAAATAATAAATCCATATACAAAATATATATGGATTTACTCAGATTGTGTAGTTAAAAATGTACCAGTGGTTCAAAAAGTCGGTCGAACTGGTCTTCGGGTTTTATTATCAATTTTTCAGGGGTAACCTCAATACCGTTTATCTTTACGGGTACCTTTCTTTTTTCTTTTGAATGTAACATACCCATACGAGAATAATATTTTGTCTTATTTTTTAACTCCTCTATTGCCAACTCCATATCCGCCGGTGGTAGTTTATTACAAAAGTGTCTAGCTTGAATTAATGTTCCCGTTTGACAATCAAATTCACAAGTCACTCTATCTTCTTTATTTTCAGTTCTTAAGGAAATTATAATTGATTTATCTTTATCTGAATATGACGCAACACAATGATGCATGAATCTACCTTCTTCATCGTACTCCTCTTCTCGTTTTAAGATGTACGGATAAAATGTAATTTCACCAAACTCACCATCTTCTAAATTAATATTAAGTTTAATTGGTTTTTCCATATCATTAACCATCTTATCGTTAAAATAATATTCAATCACCCAACCCTTTTTAATGAATGAAATCATTTTAGATAGTTCCATGTGTTCTGCATTAAATTCATCATATGTTCTCGCTCTCATACATAAATCAGACGAATAGACCCTTAACTTTTTAATCATATTTAAATGATCCACAAGTTCGGAGATAAATCTTTTTTCAATGAACGTTGATTTAGACGTGGACATACTAATTTTAACATCGTTTATAACTTTAACAATGTTTTCTTTTTCAATATTAGTAACTGTAAGGTCATGATTCTTAGACTGTTGGATAAAATTATTCTTTGTTCCCATCATATTGTCCGACAAATCAATCTTTGAATTTTTAAAATGGTCAGGATGAATACTACCAATATACTTTGAAAAATTGTCACCAAATAAATAACATAACGTACTTACCGCAAATAAATCAAACTGACTATTATCATGCATTAACTTTATCGTTATTTTAGATTTAATATGAAACATATCTAATATAGATGCAATTAATTTTCTTTCGTTTTTCTTAAGATACTTTTCTGTTGGATATAGATTTTTTATCCAAAAACTAAAATCGTTTGAGACTTTTATTTTTTTAGTTTCCACAAATCTATTTGTCATTAACTCAACAAATTTATTCGTATCCAGTTTACGTTGATTAAAATTAAACTCGATGTTTACCGCAGAAAAAAAATCTTCGTTATTAAAAATCTGTTTATAGTTATTATATACTTTAGATTCTTTTTCAACATAACTTCTAAAATCTAACACTCCTCCATTTTTTAGAACACCTTCTAGTTCAAAAAAGTTATTTGTTCTAAATCTTTTACTTTTAACTTTTGGTGATAATTCCATTCTCAATGTTGTGAAATTACCTGTTTTAGTATTAAACGTGGCAGATAGTACTGAGGTTGTTTTTTTAAAGTATTTTGAATTAAATCTTCTAAATTTTGTGTGTGAATAAACTTTTAATGTTATCTTATCTCCGTGTCTTCTAATTGACCTTTCAATAGTCTTTACCCTTATTTCACAAAAAGGGTTATTATAATAATTCTTTATATGTCTATCCTTTGTAGTATCAAAAGTGGTTAAATGATTTTTACCAACATATGCGTAATTTAACTGAATTCTTTCCTGAACTTCTGAATTATCATAAAAGAACATTGTGTCCCTTTTACTAAATTTGGCAGGTAAAGTTACAACTCTACCTACTGGTGGGTTCATGAATACCGTACCTCCTAAAAATGAAAGTGGTTTTTCATCATCACAATCCAATTCATCAATGGAATTATTAAACGAGGTACTACTATGTTGCTTCTCATCCAAACGGGAATAATTTCTATATAATACTATTGAGGCGTAGTTAAATTTTTGGGTTAAAATATCTACCATGATTATAGGTGTTTAGTAATCAAATATATGAAAAATTTTTATAAAATACTTATATATATAAAACTTTAAATTATGGCGAAAGCGAAAGGTGGTAAATCCGCAACATCCATTAAAATTACCTTCGGTAAAAGAAAAAATGGTAAGGCTCAAAAGAGCTGGGGTCCCAAGGCTCAAAAACCCAAAAAATACAGAGGCCAAGGTCGCTAATTTTTAGGAATTTTTATATGGATGGTTATTCCAGCTGAACCGGCACTTATATCGTAAGTGTTCTGTCGGTTGTCATTAAACCATCCATATTTTTTAAATTTAAACACAGTTACTAATTTACCCTCAAAAACCGCATAAATTGCATTGTCGGCGTAATCTATTGATGGGTGTATAATATGTCCCAATTTCCAGGACTCTCTAAATTCTTCTTCTAATTCGTCAGGGGTAATATGAATAAACATACTAATTCGATAGTGGGGCTTTTATTGATGGATGTGATTCATATCCATCTATTGTGAATTGATGTGGTTGAGATTCTTTTATATGGTCTTCAAATTTATCCAAGTGATGCTCAAAATGAGCTAATTGTATTGGACTAAAATTTAGTGTTGGTAAGTTCTTA